TGTCGTGACGTAATGTGTAGTAGTAGCCCCCATAGTAGCAGAAGAAGTGTACATAGCTATTTTGTATGTAGCGCCACCATCAAAATCATGGTTGCCCTTTAACAAATTCATTTTAAAAACATTACAAACTGCTTGTGATATTGCCATAGTATTCTCCTAATTATGGATTCGCACTAGGAATAGGAATTCTAATAACTCCATCCCTGTACTCATCTCTACGTTTTTTACCCATCTGTTCTTGTGCAAGTGCAGTAACAGATTCTCTATAAGACTGCTCATACACTTGTTGGTCTTGTGGAGCTTTCAAGAACTTAAAAGCTTCACATAAAGCTGCGTACAAAAGTACTCTAGGGGCGTTTACGCTTACCCAAGTTTCAGTATTACTACTTGATAATCCTGTAGGTAATCTAGTAAATCCCACTTCAAATTTATATATCGCATTAGGAGTAGGCGCAAGAACTATTGTCCCCTCGTCCCACTGGGCATAGTACTTAGGCATAGTTGTAGAGCCAGTTTCTGGTGTATCATAGTACTCATTCATAAAATCAGCATCCACTCTAACTAGCTTGTGTCTAACTTTAGTACCTGAATCTAGGTAGATAGTTACATATCTGATAGTAGTAAAATCTGACAATCTAGGTGTAATAGCGGAGCTTGTTTGTCCTGGTAATGGAACCCATCTAACGTTTTGTGCAGTTGCTCCGTTTTGTACATCTTTATAACAATCTAAATCTACGTCTTTAAATATTCTAAGTTCAGCATGTTCTATAAAATCATTAACAATAGCATCAGTCAAAACCTGGCTATCTGTCTCTGTGTAATCTCTAATCTGTGTTACTAATTCTGCGTATGTTGTCATGCTAATTCTGTTATTGGTCCTACGGACGCCTTTAACCCTCCAAAATCTTTTATACCACCACTTTCATAATATTTAAAGCCTAGACCTCCAGCAGCTTCAAATTGATCTATGTAGGTAGTTCTATCATCAATTAACAATTTATTTGCCCCACCATAAGGCCCTTTATCTAAATCTGTAGCATAATCTGCGCCAGCTGGAGCCCTAGCACCAGTAAGATTAGCAGCTATCCATGCATTTTTTTGTGCGGTTACAGATGCTCCTGAGGTTGTAGATAAGATTCTGTAACTTCCGTTCTTAGCTACTACTAAATCAATTAATGCGTCTGCTTCTGCTCTTTTTGCAAGAGTTTGAAAATAACTACCTGAAGAAGCAATAGCCGCTGCTTCTATAGCTGGTGTTAAGTCATACCAATCACCACCTGAGTCTAGTAACCCTTGTGATGTAGCATACGTTGCTACTGCTTGATAGTATTCTGTTAACACACCATCCATATCAACATAAACAGTTGTAGTTCCAGGATTACAATTTGCTGTTAACCATTCGTCTAAAATATCATTTGGTGTAAAAGAAAATTTATCATCATTTATTTTTGTAACTATGTGACCAGCAGCTGCATTTATATCATGGTCAACTATTCTAGAAACTTCTGGGTATGCTGGCCATTTAGCTGTTGCATCTCTAAATCTAACGCGGTCCCCGGTGCTGTAGCCGTGGCCCGGGTCTGTAACGTTAACAACAATACTATCTCGTACACCAGCAGAAAATGCGTTTTGACCTAGTAAATGAGAAACAGGTGGTTCTGTTCTTGCTGGTCTTGCGTGCTGCAATCCTTGTGTATCACCTTTAAATGTTCTTGGTACTAATTGTGGGTGCTTTTGTTCAAACTCACTTTTGTGTACCCAAGATCCATTCCACTCTTTTACCATTTCACGATATGGAAATGCAACTCCACTTCTATCCGATATTGCTTTTGCGTATTTACCTGAAGAAAAATTAGACATTTGGGTAATAAGCCTGTGGAGTTATATAAGTGCTAGTAGAAGATCCATCTTCAACAAGAGCTCTATTAAATTCATCTTCGTACAACATTTTCATTTGTTGAACTAGTTCAGGCTTTTCTTTTTGAGCAAGATAAAAAGATAATCCTGAAACCATACAAGGTATAAATCTATATGGGGCATCAACTGTGTTTTGGTATGCGCCTACATCTTGAATTCTTTTTATATAGTACAACCCAACGTAATTACCTGCAGCAGTAGCATCAGGACATTGGTACAGAGTTAGCACAGTTTTATCTATAAATCTTTGTACAAAATATTGTGTGGGTTGGCCTTTTTGTTTTTTATTAGATAGACCAGAGTAAGTTGACCTATTTATTTTTGTAAGAGCAGAATCACTTTGTGAGGTAGTATTATAGTTAGTTCTATAGACAGCTTCTAAAACATCATCAACACCATAAATACCATTGGTAGGTACAGTAGTTGCACTTGTTCCATCAGTAGCTGATCTATAGAAAATGTACTCTGCTTGTCCTTCAACAAGATCAACATTAGTATTAGCTATTTCCCAATAGTGCAATCCACGGTTTGCCCATTCTTGAAACATTATATTTAAAGAACGCCTAGCTGATCTTAATTGATATCCACTAACAGCATGAATACCTAAACGGTCATAAGCTTCCTGTATAATGTCATCTATTGCAAAACCACTTTCAAAAGTAGTTGTTCCTGATGTTGCCATCTAGCCTCCTAGTTGAACGTTACTGTAACGCCACCAGTAGTTGTTAAATCTAAATAAACACCGGTTTTAAATCTTATTCCACTTCCAGGGAAATAGATTTGTAGTCCCTCTGTATCAAACAAGAAAGTATGTGCTGTACCTGCTGCAGAAGTATTGTCATAAAGTATAACACTGCAGTTACTTCCACCTTTTGCTTGTATAGATGTAACTCTACAAGGACCTGTTACTAGTTGTCCGTCAGCTGTTAGATGAGCTGTCTTTTGGTCAGATGTAAATGATCCACCGCCCATAATATAATCCTCCTAAATTTGTGGGGCCGAAGCCCCACATTAATTAATTGTTACGCTATTGTTGCGCCTTGAACTGAAGTTGCAACCCAGCCAATCGCACTATTCCAAACTAAAGTAACTGATTCAGCTACTGCATCGAACGTAACTGTCGAGCCGTTTGCAAAAGTAGTTGGGGTTAAGGTTCCATCTCCGCCATCAACTATCATAGTAATGATTTTAACTTGTCCTGAAGTTGTACCATCAGCTAGAGTTAATGCATTAGCTCCAGTAGTAGTTAGCTCAGTGATTAGATTATCTGTATCAACTGCGCCAGCACCTGATAGCTGCTGAACTCCACCTCTTATACTTTTGCCATAAACAGCATTAGTTGTGATAGTACCCGTAGCACTTTTAGTTATATCATTAAAACCGTTCTCTGATCGGACCGGTCCTGAAAAAGTAGTTGTACCCATATGTGTATCCTCCTTATAAATTTAACACAGTCGCGAGGCCGTCTGGTCAAGTCTGTGTTTGATCCACTATACTCTTTTAAAATACTGTTTGCAAATAAAAAGGGGCGCCGAAGCGCCCCTTTAAATTAGGTAGTACCTAACAGTGCTACTTATTAAGCAGAACCGTCAGAACCGTAGATACCTCTCCAGTCAGACCAGCCGAAGCTGTATCTTTCTCTGGCTTTGTATCTCATGTTACCAGTTTCAAAATCGCCTTCCATGGCAGTTTTGATTGGTACACGTACCATATGTTTCATTCCATTAGGAACATCAGTTTTAATGAAGAACGCATCTGGATCAGTTAGGTAGTTGTTCACTACATAACCTTGAGGGATCATTCCCATTGATTTTAGTGCGTTGATATCATTATCAGCTGTTCCTACACGTTGAGCAGACTTCATAAGTCTTTCAGCAACGAACTGGTTCTCTGAAGGTATAATTAGTTTCATACCTCTTGCAGCAATTTTTAGACCACGCTCATCTTTGAACTGTCCAATGTCAATCATTGCTTGTTCAAGAGAAGTCTCAGACAAGTCAGACAAAGTAGTTGGTCTGTTGCTTAGGTTACCAGCGATAGTTGGGTGAGCGTTTCCGATTAGGGACTCACCGTCACCACCATTATAACCAGAAGCTTGGAACGCATTGTTTAATACATTCGCTGCTTTGGTTTGCTTCGTTTGAGCCATAGATCTTGCTAGTGCTTTAGTGTAACGAGTAGAAATCTTATCATACAAGTTATCTTCAACATTTTCCTCAGTTAGTGAGAAAGCGAGAGCGATTGTCTCATGTTGGTATCTTGCAGTGAAAGTTTCCTGCGCGCTATCATAAGTCACAGCAGCACCTTCTGACTTAACGGCTGCTTTGTCGAAACCAGATAACATTACTTCTTCTTCAAAAGCTCTGTCACTGTTTTCCGTGTCGAAAATCTCCGCGTGTTGATTTTCGTAGTTTTTGTACTCTAGTCCAAATAATGCATTCAGACCAGGCTCTAGCTCTTTTGCGAGCTGTTGTCTTGATATAGCCATAATTACCTCCTGCTATTATTTGTACTTGTGTTCAGTAATCGTAACATTGTAAACGATATTGTCTGAACCAACGTCAGAACGTCCTTGCTTCTTAGAGAAGCCTACGATTCTTACGTTGTTACCAGTTCCAATATCAGTTGAATCTAGTTCCGTATTACTTACACCGGTTACTGTTGAACCCGCCGCTATTGCTAAGTCAGCGTGCTTTGATATGTCGGCTTGGGCTGAAGCGCCGTCACCTTGTACTTCGAACATTTGATATGGATCGTCGTACACAAAGACATCTGCTAGCTGAGAGGCTGGTCTTGTATTTTTAAAAGTTGGTTTACCATCTGAATCATCGAAAGAGGATCCCCAAAAAACACCTACCGCGTTAGTGGCATCTGTGCCACCTTCTGACGCTACAAAAAGTTGTACATCACCTTCAGCTTCGTCGACTTTTACGACATCGCCTTGTGAGATGATAGTAGCGTAGTTTGCAAACGCTTTATAAGAGTTCATTGCCGGATCTGTTCCGCCGCCGATTTTTCCAATTGGAGATAAACCAAAAGGGGCATCTAAATTTGCCATATTGTTATCCTCCTTAAAGGGTTAAGTTAAATCGATGGTTAAACAAAGACTAGTCTTTATTTGAGCCACCAAAAGTTACACGAGTCTGTCGATCTTGATTGATCGGCATACTTGGGTGCTGTTCCTTCAAGACATCGTTTTCTAATGCTTCGTTGCGATCAGCAGTTTTCTCTGCGAAATACTGCTCTCGCGACTTTGCGAGCTCTTCGGATATCCTTGCCAGCACAAGGCCACCAACCCCGATTACTCCTGCATATTTACCTTCACTGATGATTGGATAATCACTATCAGGATATTCGTCGGATCTTACCAACTCCCATCCAGATCTGATTTTGCCTGAGATGTTCTTTGTATCATCAAAGCCCATACTCTCCGCACGCAACCATCTATGTCTGTACCCGTCTGGTGCAGGTGGTGCATCTAGTGATGATGGGGGAGTCCATACTTTAGGCTTTTCACTTTTAGCCCTAGTTTGACTCGCGCGGGAAGCTTTATTATTAGTTTTCTTTTCCATATGCTTATACCTCCTTCGCGGCTAATTGTTTCGCATATTCTTCTAGCGGCACACCTAGTCTTTTAGAAA